ACGCGTGATACCGGTGGTATTGTAGCGAGAAGAAGCTACACAGCAATCTTAGAAGTAAAGGAGTTATATCATGTCTAAGAAGCAAGCAACTAAAGCAGTTAAAGAAACTAAGGCTATCAACGAAGCTGAGTTCTCAGCAGAGGTGGAGGCCTGTGCAGAGTTTATGCGTAACCTCATCGACGTTTGTTATCCACAGTGCGATGAACTCAAGTATGCGCGTGAGCGCATGGCTGAGAACCTCGTATGGCGCGCAGACCGCGATTATGAGTTTCAGGTAACAAAGGTTGCAGAGTCTCAAGAAAGACTGGATAACGCAGTCTTTGAGGAGACTGCAATCCGCGAGAAGCTACAGCGCGAGTCAGTCGATGAGCCTAATACGACTGTCTACGACAGTCGGCGCGAACGCGCGGCTCAGTGGCACGAGCGCATGGAGATGCAGATGTGCGGAGCCGCAAGGTACCGTGATGGTGCAATCCTATGTCGGGACACGTTGTCCGACTAACACTCAGGGAAGCGGGGCCAACGCCCTGCTTCCCTTTTTTTGTTCGGATAAATTGACTTGGGCTACGCCCAAGACCTTATTGACAAGCTAAGATTAGTTATGCACAATGTGTATAAGTAAAGGAGATTACTTACCATGAAAAAATTACTTTGGAATATTTTAGAAGCCTTTGTTCTATTTGGAACTCTGGCGGCTATCTATCTATCGTTCTGGATTATTTCAATTGCAATGGAAGGAAAAATTTAATGGTAGAAACATGCTTCAAAAATTGCTTTGCCATTGTTGATGTACGAGACAGGCAAAGCGGATTTATTACTCGAAAAATTTGTTTAAATGATGAAGAAATTGCTGATGCTGGTTGTGATCCAGATGAAGAAATTATGTCCACTACTTATTACCCAAAGCACGGCAATGGCCACATTTTAAAACAAGAATTATTAGAAAGAGATGAATGATGAGCCAGGACTATAGAATTGAAATCCAAAAGGAGAATGCATTCATGAAAAAATACAAACCAATGACCTTGCAAGTGCAAGTTGTTTTCGATGTGGAGTTAGAGCCAGAAGATTATGCTGAATATCAAGACGGTAGACCCATCGAAACTTTCGACCATTGGAAAGACAATATGAATGAACCAACAGTTATAAAAGAATTTCCAACAGAATAATTCACTCAGGTTGCACCCGCCCAGCTGGGGTGAGGCGGGTGCAGCCCTCGTTCATAAGTAAAGGAGAAAACCATGAGCGATATCAAAAACTTGATTGTTGAAAATCAAGAATTGAAAAAACAAAATGCGAAACTGAAAGAAGAACTTCATATAAAAAACGATGAATGTTCCTCTTTGTGGAGCCAAAATATTATCGACCAATATGAATCAACTGACGAATATCTTGAAGCAAAAGGAGACAACTAATGTCTATATTATCTCGTCCAGGCTCAGACCACCCAATCAAAAAACAACTTGAAGATCTAGAAATGCATCTCAAGTGGTCACGAGAATCTGTAGAAAACACAATGTATGAACCATTTACAGGAGTCATACCACTTGACCGATGCTTGCATCATATCAAAGAAGCTGAACAAACAGTCCAAATGGCAAAACAATACCATGTCATAAAGAAAGCCTTGGGTACTTATGAAAGAGAATGCGATGAAGCATAAAGATATTCTTGAAAATATCCTGACACGTTTTGTCAAAAACTTGGAGGATCATGGCAAAAATTGGGTGAAGCCTTGGTTGGGTTCATCCAATCTACAATCACCAATCAATGCAACAACTGGATATCAATATGCTGGTATCAATTGGTTTAATCTTATTGCAATAGCAGATGCTCGAGGATTTACTAGCAATCGCTGGGCAACTTACACACAATGGAAAAAGGTTGGTCGTGCCTCTGCTATACCAAAAGGAAATGGTGGGTATGTCGTAAAGTTTGACAAGGGCTTCAATCCAGAAACAGAAAAAGCATACGCATACACAAAAACATATCCAGTATGGAACGAAGCTCAACTTCTCGATTATGTTGAATCAACACCACCGGCCAAAAAGAATCTAGTAACACAGCATCAAGACTGTGAAGCATTCATCAATTTGGTAAATGCTAATGTTCAGTATGGTGGGTCAAGTGCTTGTTATGTACCTGCTACCGATACAATACACATGCCAAAAGCTGATGTCTTTGTCGATACACCTGACGCAACAGCAACACAAAGTTTCTATTCAACTCTCTTGCATGAGCATGTCCATTGGACAGGCCATAAAAGCAGACTCAATAGACTAAAAGCCAAGGGCAAGTTTTCCAGCGACTATGCATATGAAGAACTCATTGCCGAACTCGGCTCTGTGATTCTTGCTGTGCAACTTGGTATAGAAGCGCAACCAACACCAGACCATGCCAAGTATATCAACACTTGGTTGACAGGGCTTAAGGATGAACCAAACGCTTTGACCAGGGCTATGACTGCGGCTGGAAAAGCTGTTGCATACCTTGAAGGTGAAAAA